AAAGTATTCTTATTCAAATATGGTAAAAAAATATTTGATAAACTTACTGCTGCAATGCAACCTGAGTTTGAAGATGAGGAAGCAATTGATCCATTTGATTTCTGGCAAGGTGCAAACTTCAAGTTGAAGGCAAAGAATGTAGCAGGATACAGAAACTATGATAGTTCTGAGTTCGCTGCAGTAAGTCCACTACTTGATGATGACGATGCTCTTGAAGGTTTATGGAAGAAACAATTCTCTCTCGCAGAGATTGTAGCTGCCGATCAGTTCAAGTCATATGAAGATCTCAAGAAGAGATTAGAATATGTTCTTGGAAGCAAGAGACCTGCACAAGACCCAGATGTCTTTGAGGAAGATAATGATCGTGGTGAAGCAGAAGAGTTAGTAACTGCTGCTGTATCCGCACCCTCTACTACCTCAACGGTAGATAAAGAAGAGGATGATGCATTATCCTACTTTGCGAAACTCGCAGAAGAATAATTATACAGGAGGTCAAACGACCTCCTTTTTTTATGGTAATGTTATATAAAAGTTTTCGGTCTGTATTGTTCTTTCATCTATAAACTCAGATGACTCATCATAAGTCATGATTTCTCTAATATCATTTAAGAAAGTTTGTATATACCCTTCTCTTAAAACATAGATATTTCTTTTCTCATCATTTAAGCGTGTCTCATATTCATAATTACTAATTCCAACAACAGGATTTAAATTTGCTGAAACATTATCTGGATTTGGTATTGTAAAACCACTATCTACAACTTTTCCTTTTGGTAGAATTAATTTACCATCAGCATTTTTAACTTCTTTTGTTTCAAAAAATCTTACCGAATTTAAAGAATCATCATACTTATCAAGACAATAGTTATATAAATCACGATTGTTAAGTGGCCATTCATTACGGACATTTAAAATACCTGCGACTGTTAAAACAATCCAATCAAATTCTGGATTGCCATACAATTCTTCTGCAACAGTATCTGGTCTCATACCCTCTTCTATTTCATACTTATTAAATATTGTAAAATTACTTTGTAAATCATCTCTTAATTTAATCCTACGAAAAACATTCTTCACTTCAATATAATCAAGTGAAGATTTTTTTTCTTTTAAAAAAGAAGGGTATCTTAAATTTGGTAGTTCTCTGAAGTATCCCATGTTAGTATCCTACTGCTCTGTTTCCTGGTCTTGTATCATAATCAATATCATAAATTGGTTGTATTTCTTTGAAAGAAAGATCTAAAATTATTGATACGGGTGTTCTATCATCATATGTAGAATAAATACCCTCCCCTGTATATGTAGTTTGAACACCAGTTAGAAAACATTGTTTAAACTTGTTCAAAAATGGGTGATCTCGATTTCCACTACGATATCTTATTTTAAAAACGTTAGGAGATCGAAGGAAGAAATTACCTGCACCTTGAACCCCTCCTTGTGCTTGTGGAGCCATATTTCTCTTGAATGCACGAATAATTAACTTAACTTGTTGTGCTTCCTTTGGATTGCGAGGTGTTAATTTAAAATTAAAACGAAAGTTTCTGATGGTCACATCACTGAATAATAATTCCATATTTGGATTTAATATTTCACCACTTGATCTTGCGAGTAATTGTTGTGTAGTCACGTTTGCACCAAATATATTAACTGCCTCAGAAACTAATTTTTTTGTAATGACATCACCTGCTGTAGCCATGGCAGTATCTTTATCTCCACCACCTAGACCTGCTGCTAGTCTATTTGAAATATTATCCTTTAGTTCTGTAAAATCAATTTTATCTGTTCCTCCACTTCCTAAAAATGCACCTAATCCAACCATTCCTGCTTCAACTGATGATACACCAGCAGCTGCAAGACCATTTAAACTTGAATCACCATAAACGACATTGTTAGAATCTTCTATATTGGAAGGTATTGGTAATAAAATTGTACCTGCATTTATCAACGGTTTTTTAGACAATTTTTTTGATGTTGTTCCACCTGCTCGATTTTGTTTTGCAGTTCCAATTACATAACGACCACTACTACCTGTGCTTGTTATATAATTACTCCCTATTGCTTCATATCTTTCAATATCTATTTGTAAATAATCTGTATGTTCAGTTAGTGCCTCTGCAGGATATCTTAATACACCACCTTGTATTTTTTCACCATATTTTTTTAGTCTTTTTCTTCTTAAATCATCAGGAGTTTCCTTAACTTCTTCTTCTACAGTTGTTGTTTCATCTTGAGTAATAACTTTATTTAAATTTTCTTCAGTTGCTGGAACAACTATATCATTATCTTCAAGTTGTAAATTACCTTTTACTTCTAAACGATCTCCATTTTTAACAATTACATTTTGATTTTGTTTTATTATCTCAGCATTATCTTCATTTAAAGTGTTTAAAACTTTTTCTTCAACAGTAGCATCATCATCAAATGGTTTTATATCTAACCTTGTTTTGACTTCACCTTGAATATTTGTAGTATCTAATAATTCTAGTAATCTTTCCTTCCTCCAAGGTGGAGTTCTAGGATCATTAATTTGCTCTAATATTAATTCTCTTGGGCTTAAAGTCATTAGTATCCTACCGCTCTTGTACCTGGAAATTCATCATAATCAATATCATAAATTGGTTGTATTTCTTTAAATGATAAACTTAATTCTATTGATACAGGTGTTCCATCATCATATGTTGAATATATACCTTCACCTGTGTATTTTGTTTGCATGTCTGATAAAAAACATTGTTTAAATTTATTTAGAAATGGATGATCCTTGTTTCCACTACGATATCTTAACTTAAATACGTTAGGACTTCTTAAAAAGAAATCTGAAGCACCATCAGATCCAATAGCTTGTGGAGCCATATTTCTTTTGAATGCACGAATAATTAACTTAACTTGTTCTGCCTCATATTTGTTACGGGGAGTAAGTTTATATCTAAAGGCAAAATTTCTTAAAGTCACATCACTGAATAAAATCTCTAAGTTTGGATTTATTATTTCTCCATTCGATCTTGCTAAGAGTTGATTTGCAGTAACATTCGCATCAAATATGTTTACTGCAGATGCTGTAAGTTGTTTTGTTATAACATCTGCTGCTGTTATGGCTGCTGTGCTTCCATCACCACCCATCATGGTTACAATTTTATTTCCTAACTTTTCTCCTGTGTTAGTTACTTCTGTTTTTAAATCAAAACTTTCACCACCAAGAAGTTTGTCAAAAGCTTTTTCTCCTAAATTTCCAGCTGCACTTATACCAGCAGCTGCAAGTCCATTTAATCTGGATTCACCATAAGATACATTATTAGCATCTGATACGTTTGAAGGAATTGGTAATAATATTGTACCGTCATTTATAAGTGGTCTACGAGTTAATGATACTCCTGAAGTCATTCCAGCACGATTTTGTTTTCGAGTTCCAATCACATATCTACTACTTCCACCAGTGTCAGAAACGTAACTAGATTTCCCTATCTCTGCATATCTTTCAATATCAATTTGTAAGTAATCAGCGTGTTGTGTAATTGATTCAGCTGGATATCTTAATATACCACCTTGTTTTCTTTTACCATATTTTTTTAATCTATCTTTTGTTGCTTTAGCTAAATCCGATCCTAATACTCCAGTACCCTCCTCTTTCCTCACAAAATTTCCATCTAAATCATAAACAGCACCAGTTATTGGATCTTTAAATCCTATAATTGGTGTAGAATAATGATTGGTTTGATTACGACCTGTGACTCTAACCACTTCACGATCACCAAAATCATATCTTAAATTTTTTGGATCAATTAAATCTCCATTATCTTTGGTTATACTTGGTATTGTTCTGTTTTGGAATTCAAATAAAATTATAGCACCTGCTTGTTCCTTACTATATCCTGCCTTTATCAACTCAGTTTCTCTTTTCTGAGTTTCTATCTGAGATTCTCTATTACTTTGTCGCCAACTTGTATCGTTATTACCTTGTCCCATATCGACCTATTTTTAGTTATTTATGCGAAATTTTGCAAATGGTATAGTATTTAGATCTTGTAACTCCTCATTTGTAACTTGATAGAGTTGACCTACTACTTCTTGAAACGTATATGATCGAGATTGACCCCAATGAAAGTTGATACCTTTAAACCCCCATTCAAATATATTAGTGACTGCTACTAATGGATTCTGATCATATCGACCAGGTGTTTTTGGTTGATAAACAAATACATATATCTTTCCTATTTCAGGTATTGATTCTTGACTTTCACCTAAGACATCCATGATTTCAATCATAAGATCATCAGCATCTTCTGTTCCAAGAAGACCATCTACCAGTGGTGCAATACGACTCATTTGATTCCTAGTTCTTTTTCAGTCATTACCTTAAATTCCCACAAACGATCTTCACAAAACTCTGTTGCTGCTTTCCACTTTGCTTGGTTCTTAGCGTATTCATAGACTTCTCTTAAATAATTCTTGGTCTGTCTTTTGGGTTTTTTTGGTTTTTGTGTTTGTTTAAGTGGTTTTACTTCTATTAAATATGTTTTGATGAGACCAGTATTCTCTTGAACTTTGATATAGAAGTCGGGAAAGTATCTATGTACTCTATTATCAACAGGAGAACGATAGGGTAGTGCAATTTCTTCACTTCCCCATTCAAGTATTTTATCATTTTTGTCACAATATACCATGAATTTTCTCTCCCAAAGTGACCTATAAATAATATTTGTGGGATCACCTTTATACTTTCTGGGATAGGAAGGATAATATTTTCCTTTATATGACATAAATAGAAATAACAATCATACTTATTTAGAGTGGCAGAGACAACAATAAAACCATATAACCTTTCGGTTGC